TCTGGTGTCACACCAAAAGAATTATAAAAAGCGATGCGTGAGTCCATTGTAACACTCTCATAGCGGGGATTTAACCCACGGCTCATGAAAGTCATTCCACATGTCCACCCAACAGATCTTGTGATATTACTACTAACACCATTACGGTAGTAGGCTGCATATAGCTCCTGCATAACAGGAACTCCGCTTGTAAGGGCTAAGCCACATTCACCAACGGCTCCCAACCACTTCCTGGCTGAGCTTTCTGCTTGGATGTCTAATAGACACATACTATCTTTCTCCCTCGACTTATCGAAGTTTCTACACATTATATAACCATTGCTTCCAAGAACTGGTCTACATTGGCAAAATTCAATTTTACCAACTTCATAGACAGGTTCTTCTGAAGTCATTATGAAACCCATGTTGTGGAACCATTCATCTAATCCTTCTTGAAATTGCTTGAGATTCTTACTTTCCATGAACACAATACAATCATCACCATTATTGGCGAGGTTGCATTTAATGCCACGAAATTCACTATATGCGAATATTAAACCGCACATAATGATACAATTACCAAGAGCTGTGTTCATGTCACCAGAAAATCTACGTCCTTCGACGGAGTATTTAAGTGAACCATCATCACAGTACCCTCTACCTTTATTATTTACTTGCCATTTCAGCAATTTCCTGAGTTCAGGACTATTAAAGAGGGAATTATAGATGGAGTGTTCCCATTTGAGCATATTTGCTGACACATGCTGATCAAATCTTGAAGCATCAAGACCCAACGCAACACAATTATCAAATTGTTCAAACTTTTCAAGGATAATGCCAGCACTCACAACGGCATTAAATCCTTTTACAACAACTGGTGTCGGACTATCAAACACTCGCTGGATCGCTTTATAAAGACGATGTTCAACGGGTTTAAGATATCTTCCAACACCAACGTTATAAACGGGTGTTCTAGGCTGTATACACCTAGGTGATTTATTTGCTGGTACCTTTTCACATTTTACAAAGCAAGTGCTAATTGCATCATTTCTCGTAACACCTATAGTGTTGTAAGTCTCAACAGCTTTGTCATATATTGTTCGCTTGCGTCCAGTGTACATCTGGGAAAATTCCTCAGGAGAAACACTAGAGACTCGACCAACCTTAGACAAAAGCTGATTCTTGAAACTTCGTAATTGAGTAGAAATGACTTGTAAAGATGGTTGAAAAGGTTCTACATACGTACCATCTTCCTTATGGTAGTATACGCGCTCCAACAGCGCTGTTTTCAGTGTGTGCAAGTCGGGATCATTTATTTTTAATGTACGACCAGGAGGGCTGATCCCTTGTACTACGTACATACTCCTGGTCTTACAACTACCTGTTCTGTTTGGATAGATGGTCAGTAGTGGGTGTTCTAATTTAGAATTATGGCGCACCCCATCTATCACAGACAGGCCCCATCAAAGCTGAGAAATGTTGAGTGTAGACTGTAACAATCCGTACTCAACTTTCCTAGCATGGGCCAGTGGACAATTAGCTAGTTGCATTGCCTCAATTTCATACTTATCAGGTACAAACATTGATTCGACAAGATTTGGTAGAAACATTCTGATAGATGCATTACGCACATCATGTGATCGCATAAAATCAAGCATGAAGCGTCGCACGACACGGCGATTGGCCGTGTTATTCAGGGGTGTGCCAAATCTGTTCTTGCATGCACTAAGCACCTCCCTCATAAAGGGAGCTTTTCGTCCATTACGTACTCTTCTCTTGGTTGGAACGTCTAAACGTTCCAAGTTATCTGGATATTGCTCAATGAGTGTATCCTCAATCATAATATCATCTTGACTACCAAGTAGAATTTCCTTGAGTTTGCCATTGGATGGTAACATCCATTGACTGCCGTAGTATGCAATTGCACCAATGGTCCCTACGGTTAATAGACCAATAGTTTTTGCTTCTGCGCCATATTCGTTTTTCTCGCAGAGGCCAGAGGAAAGGTGAACCAAACC